CCAAGTGGACCGATCTGGACGCGGCAGGCAAGCCGAAGTCCGACGAGAAAGTCGACGGCGCCTTCGAAGCTTGGGTCGCGGCGGCCGCTCCCTCGGGCGCCCCGCGCGTCGACGCGGCTTCGCGCGCCCTGGCCCTGGGCCTGGCTGGCGCAAGCCCGGACGGCAAGGCCCGCGAAGAGAAGGCCGACGCAAACGAGCCCGACGCAGACGCAGCGCGCAAGCGCCGCGATACCCGCATGGCCGAGCGCGGCCGCGCCAAGCGAACCGATCAAACGATCAACGGCAAGCCGGTGAAGTTCGGCTGAGCCGAGCGCCTGAGGAAAGGATCAAGACAATGCCCCAGACTTCTTATGTCCAGGAATTGACGAAGGCGCTCGCGGGAATGCAGGCGGAGGGCTGGATCCAGCCGAACCGCGTGATTTCCAAGACCGTCGTCGCCGCGAATACGGCCGGCATTCCCTTCGGGATCTTCGTGTGTCGCCGGACGGCCGACGACACGTGCGATCTTCCCGCGGCGTCCGGCGACGTGACGACTACCGGCTTTGGCGTCTCACTTTTGGAGACCGCACGCCAGCCGCACTCTGCAACGGCCATGGTCGACGACGGCACGGGCGGCTTCGTGGCTCTCGAGCAATTGAACATTCTCGAGCAGGGCGCCGTGTGGGTGCTTACGGAAGCGGCCGTCAATTACGGCGACGCAGCCTTCGTGCGAATCACCGCGAGCGGCGGCAATACGCAGCTCGGTAAATTCGGCAAGGTCACCGACTCGGGTACGGCCATCGCGCTCCCGGGTGCGAAATTCATCGACACGATCGGCGCGGCGGGCCTGGCTCGCGTGCTGCTCTCGGGTAGCGGAGCCGCTGGTTCCGTAGGCGCAACCGGCGCAACCGGAGCGACGGGCACCCCGTAACGCGGGCCTAGGAAAGGACGAAAGGAAATCCAAATGAAGCTCCACGCAAATCCCCGCGTACTGGCTGAGATCGAGGCTTTCTTGCGAAGCGACTCGGCCTTCGATCGCGTCGACGCGGGCGAAGTTTTCTTCGTCGCGAAGGATCTCGAAGCCGTCAAGGCTGAGACCTACGATATCGAGTATCCCGAGCTGAAAGCGCTCGACCTGATCCCGGTCGACACCAGCGTGCCCCCGGGCGCCGAGACGTTTTCGTACAAGTCGTACGACATGGTCGGCAAGGCGCAATGGATCTCGGACTATGCGAACGACTTCCCCATGGTCGACGCATTCCTCAAGCGATACGTGTTTCCGACGGACGGCATCGGTGTCGGCTACCAGTATTCGATCCAGGACCTACGCAAGTCGGCCATGGCGAAGACTGGCAAGGCGCTGGACACGGCGCGCGCGGAAGCGGCCTCGCTCGCCCATGCGCAATTCGTCGACGACGTCGCGTGCTTCGGCGACGCAGCGCGCGGCCTGAAGGGTTTCATCAATCACTCAGACATTCCGACCGTGACCCCCGCTTTCGGAAGCTGGGATACGCTCGACACCAGCGACGCGAGCAACACGAAGATCGCCGCCGATCTTACCAAGATCGTCATGGCACCAGAGCTGGCGACCTTGGGGATCCACAAGGCTGATACCCTGCTGCTCCCGCTGAGTATGAAGACGCGGCTGTACTACCCGACGTCGACCTACGTGAAGCAGCCGCTGATTCTGAATTGGCTTCAGAACAACGACCAGATCAAAGAGGTCACTTGGTGGAATCGCCTGGACGCGGCATACAGCCGAGGCCCCGGCGTCAACGGCGCACTCGCCTACACCGGCGGCGAAGCCCTGGGCATCGCCTACGAGAAGAAGCCGCGGATCTTGTACTACGTGATCCCGCTGCCCTTCACACAGCACGCGCCCCAGCAAAAGGGCCTGGCCTTCGTCGTGCCGTGCGAGTCGCGTACCGGCGGCGTCTGCGTGCCCTATCCGCTCGCCTGCGCACGCATGAACTTCCACTCCTGATCTGATCTCTCGTGACGACGTCGGCCGTGCGCGCGGGCGGCCGACGTTTTCCGCAACCCCGCGCAGGTAGGTAGGACCCATGCAAATTTCCCTTCAGAATCAAGCGGACTTCGCCAAGAGTTTTCAGCTCGAAGGCGTCTCGCCGCCCCTGTATCTCGGCCCCAAGGCGACGGCGGAATTTACGCCGGAGCTTTACCTGGCCTACGAGCTGGACCTGGCCAAGGCGACGACGATCGATCGCCCGGTCGACGGACAGTGTCGGCTTTTGGTCGACGGCCAATTCGTCGAAGCCTCAGCGCTGAGTGCCGCGCTTCGCGCCGGGCACTTTGGCGAGGCCATCGCCAAGGCCGCGGCGAAGCTCGACAAGCAGAGGGCCGCACAAGTCCACCCGGTGATCGCGGCGAATGCGCCGCCGGTGCCCGCGTAACGCCCGGGGACCAATGTTAGACCGAGCCGGCTTCCGCGCGCTGTACCCGGAATTCCTGGGTGTCGTCGATTCAATGATCGATGCCGCCTTGACGGATGCCGCGGGGCGCGTATCGCCGGCCGTCTTCAAAGAGCAGATCAATCGAGCGCACGGCCTTCGTGCTGCGCACATTCTGGTATCGAGCGGCTGGGGCGGGGCCGCCCGGCTCGACGCGAAGGGCAAGTCGCCAGACGGCGAGACGACCTATTCAGCCCTACTCAAGCAGATGATTGCAGAGCGCGCGGCTTGCCGCGGCATGACGTGAGGAGACCATGACCCGAGCCCATGTCACCGACACGGATCACGGCTACCGAGCCCTACACGCGCGCATCGCGCGCGCGGCGGCCGGCGCTAGTGTGCGTGTCGGCCTCTTGGGCGAGAAGGCTGCGCAAGTCCACGAGGCCGAAGACGGCGAGCCCAGTAGCGGGATCACGGTCGGCGAGCTGGGCGAGATCTTCGAATTCGGACTAGGCCAACCGATCCGATCTTGGCTGCGTGGCTACGTCGACGCCGAACGGGAGCAGATCACCGAACGTCTGCGGCGCGTAGCGAAGCAGGTCAAGGCCGGCGCTATGACGCCGGAGCAGGGACTCGATCTCGTCGGACTCTCGATTGTCGGCGGCATCGTCCAGCGGATTCAGGCTGGCATCGCGCCGCCCGTGACGGCCGCGACGCAACGCCGCAAGGGCGAAGACAAGACGACGGCGCTGATAAACTCGGGCCAATTCGTCGGATCAATTTCGCATGTCGTCGTGCCAGGCGCGGCCTCGGGGGCCGCATGACTTTCGTGCCGCTCTCCCAAAACTTCGACGCGATCGTGCTCGCGTTCAATGCGATTTTCGCCACGCTCTCGGGGATCCCCGTCGCGCAAGGCGACGACCAGTCGGCATTCTTCGGGCAGATCGGCGAAGGCACGATCACCGACAAGGACGGCCACACGGTACGCCTGAGCGCGTCCAATTCACAAGCGCGCATCACATGGGACGTGCTCGGGATCGAAGGGATCGGCTGGGATGAGTGGCGCAAGACCTACGATCCGGACGCGGTAATCCCCGGTGATACCTACGCGGGGCCCGGCGCGCCCTTGGGCGGCATCGTCTACGAGACGACCGGTAACCGAGGGCTTCGGATCCAGGTTAAGGTAGAGTGCTTCGATCAATCCAACGGGCATAGCGCGCACCCGCTTTTGGAGCGCGTCCGTACCGGGCGCGGCCTGCCGACGATTTGCGACGCGCTAGCAGCGGTCGGGCTCGGCTGGCGTGAGATCAGCAAGTCGACGACGACGGATTACAAGGACGACAACGGCCGACAGGTCAGCGTCGCTCTGTTTGAGATTGTGTTCAACGCGGCCGACTCGGCGATCGACGATCCGGTCGGCACACTCGAAACATTCGACATGGCCGTAGCAGTCGGCACCCGATAAGAAAGGGATCAATTATGAGCCTCGAAGATATGGCGAACGTCGTGCTATCGACGGAAGCACCCGCGATCTCCCAAGTCGGTTTTGGCACGCTCGCGCTCGCGGCGTATCATACGCACAATACGGACCTGTCGCGGACCTACACGAGCCTCGGCGACATGGTACTCGACGGCTTCACGACCTGGGAGCATGCCTACAAGATGGCCGCCCGGGCGTTCGCACAGAAGCCCAATCGCCCTGTGAGTGTGAAGGTCCTACGACTTGCCACGCCGTGGACGCAGGTCGTCAAGTGGACGCCGGTGGCCGCCGTCAATTCGACGATCTACGGCTACACGGTCGAATATAAGGGCGTCTCCTACGACGTAACCTATACGAGCGATTCGAGCGCGACGGTTGCGGAAATCGTGACGGGCCTTGCCTCCGCTTTCGAAGCCCTTGCGTCTGCGATCTCTTCGCATGCCACGGCGGCCGCGAGTGACGGAACCACGCGAAGCGCCGTCACGGCGGACATTGCCGGCGACGTTTTCTACGTCAGGAATTGGACGGACAATCTCAGCTTCGAAGACGTGACGCCGGACCCGGGTGTACAGGCGGATCTCGCGGCGATCCGCAACGTCGACGCCGACTGGTATGGTCTGGTGATCGGCTTGAACGCGAACGCGATTTTGCAGCAGGTCGACGCCTACGTCGAGACGATCGTCGCGATGCTCGGCTGCAACACGTCGGACTCGAAGGCATTCGATTCCGTCGCGACGACCGACGTCGGCTTCGTGCTCAAGGGCCTCAGCGCGGGCCGCGTGATCGGCGGCTTCTGCCTCAAAGACACGAGCGACTACACCGGCGTCGCGATGCTCGCGCAACGCTTCCCGTTCGACCCGGGCGCGCAGGGCGCAGGCGGCACGTTCGCCTTCAAGGGCCTAGTCGGCGTGCCGGTCTCGAATCTGACGGCGACGCAGAAAACGAACCTGCGCGCCAAGAATTACGTCGTGTACGAGACGACGGCCGGCGTCAATCATACGCTCGACGGCAAGGTATTCGGCGGCGAATTCGCCGACGTCGTGCGCCTGCTCGACTGGTACCGAATCCGGAGCGAAGAAGGCATCGTGCAAACCTTGCTCAACAATGACAAGGTGCCATTCGACGATCACGGCATTTCGCAGATCTACAGCGCGCTGTCCGCCGTCCAGCTGCAAGGCGAAGCGAATGGCGGATTCGTCAAGGGGGCCTCGATCCTGACGGTGCCCGCGCGCTCAGCCGTGCCAAGCGCGGACCGAGCCGCGCGCAAGCTCACAGGGATCGCCGGTAGCGTGACCCTGGCCGGCGCGGTCCACCTAGTCTCGCCAATCAGTATCTCCGTCGGGACCTGATCCCTTCGACCTCAGAGGAAAGGACAGCTAAGCTATGCAAAATTGGGATCCTGCTCGGGTCGACGTGATCGTCGGCGGCTTCACTATGTCGGGCTTCGCCGACGGCTCGATGATTGAATTCGAAGAAGACGGCCCCCGATACAAGGTCGTCAAGGGCGTCGACGGCCAGGTCACGCGCGTCAAAATCAACGGCCGCGTCGGCACGCTTACGATTCATCTCATGAATTCGAGCAAGTCGAACGACGTGCTATCGACGCTTCACCAAGTCGATATCAATACGGACGGCGGCGGCGGCGTCGTGCCGGGTCTGGTGAGGGACCGCAACGGCGTCTCGCTTCTGGCGATCCCGACGGGTTTCATCGAAGGCTTCCCCAAGATCGCAATGACGGACAAGCCGGAAGATCAGCCCTGGAAATTCATCTGCGTCGACTATCAATTGTTCCTGGGCGGCTCGACCTGATCTAGGCGAGCCCGGCCCCGTCCTTGAAAGGTAGGTTTCAAATGGCGGACTCGGAAACGCAGCGGATCGGAAGCTGCGACTACACGGTAACGAAGCTACTCGCGCGCGACGCGATCAGACTCGCGGCGCGCATGGGTCGCATCATTGCGCCCTTCATTGGCGAGGTCGTCGGCGCGGACAGTCTCGAAGAAGCACTCGCGCTCGCGGTCGGCCAGCTATTCCAGCGCGCCGAGCTGGCCGACGATCTCGAATACGCATCGGTCGTCATGGGCGCACAGACGCAGGTCGCATTCACCAGCGCCAAGGGCGAGGCGTTGACGCGCACGCTCGACGCGACCTTTCTCGACGGACACTTTCGCGGCCGCTTGGATGAGTGGCTAGAGTGGCTCGTGTTCGCGCTGCGTGTGAATTGCGGTTCTTTTTTCAATGGGTCTTCTCAGCTCGGCGAGAAGATCCGGGCGAACGCCAAAAAGCGCGCCGCGACGACCGAGCTACCTTCACAATCCCAGCCGACTGTCGCGACGACTGGGTGATCTGGCGCGTCGCAACTTGCGGCCGCTTCAATGACAGTTTTCAGGAGATCTGCAATTGGCCTCTCGACGACGTGCTATCCGCGAATGCCTTGCTAGACGCCATGTTGCTAGGCGAGGCCGACGCACGCGCGGCGGCGGAACGGGAGGCGCAGGCGCGCCGGTCGGCGTCTGCGGCGCGGCGCGCGTGATCCCGGAAGGCAGCGCGCATGGCCCTGCGTGAAATCATTGCGCACTTCGGATTTGACTTCGACGATCACAAGCTCGAAACGGTCAATCAAAAGATCCGCCATACGAAGAATGAATCCGAAGGCGCGGCCGGCGGCGTCAATCTCATGCTCGAAGCCTTCCAGGCTTTCGCCGCCGTCGAGCTTGTGAAGCAGGCGTCCGAATGGGTCGAAGGGCTAGTCGAGACCGCGACTGAGCTAGAGCGAGTCTCGATGCAAACGGGCCTCTCGACTAAGGAACTGCAGGTCTGGGAACTAGGCGCGGCTGAGTCTGGGATCCGCGCGGAGGAATTCACGCTCAGCCTGCGCCGCCTGTCGAGCGCGATTGCCGGCGGCAAGGACGAAGCCGGCACGCAGACGGCCGTCTTCGCGAAGCTGGGGATCAAGACGAAAGATGCCGCGGGGCACACGCGCACGCTCAGCGAAATCTTGCCGGAGATTGCGGATCACTTCCAGTCGACCAAAGACGGCGCTGGTAAGGCGGCACTCGCACAAGAGCTTTTCGGCCGCTCCGGCGCGCGCATGATCCCGCTCTTGAACAAGGGATCGGCCGGCGTCAAAGAGCTAACCAAGGACTTCGAAGCCCTGGGCGGCGGCTTCTCCGAAGAAATGATTGAGCGAGCCGCCGAATTCGAGAAGCAGAGCGCGCGCCTACGAGTCGGCTTCAATAGCCTCAAGTCGGTGATTGGCGTCTATCTCCTGCCCTACCTGACTTCGTTCCTCGAAAACCTGACGGCCGGCGTCTCGGCCTTCCGCGAATGGGCGAAGGAAACGACGCTAGTCGAGAGCGGCGTGAAGACGCTAGCCAAGGCGATCGGCTTCACGCTATGGGCGGCCCTGTCGCCGTTCCTGTTCGGCGCGCTGAAATTCGCCGCGATCTTTTTGGCCTTCGACGATCTAGACGGATTCCTCGAAGGGCAGGATTCGCTAATCGGGCGCCTGCTCGATCACATGTTCGGCGACGGTACGGCGACCGTCGTTCGCGAATGGATCCAAGACGCGGTCGAATGGTTCTCGAGCGGCTTCACCGACGTGCGCGCCGTCCTATCCGTGTTCGGCGACGGCTTTAGCGCGAGCATGGCCGCCTGGGCCGTGGAATGGGATGGCTTCGTGCTCGGGATTGAGCAGGCCTGGAACGCCGTCGTTTCTAAGTTGCATTTGCCCGACTCGCTGAGGGTTGACACGGGCGATCGGCAGGACACGACGAACAAGGACAAGGCCGCGCTGGCCGCGGCCGACGAACGCCAGACGAGCGCGCGTGCGGCCCTCACGCAGTATCAGCTAGCGACGACGCCGACGACCGGACAGATCGCGACGGGCCCCGTCGCACAGAATGTCGTCTATCAAAACTCGGTCGAGCTGAACCCTACGGTACAGATCACGGTAGCGCCGGGCGCGAACGAGCACCAAACGATCCGCAACGTCAAGGCGGCGACCAATGAAGCCATGCGCGAGCAACGACGCGCCGCACTCCAAACGCTCGAAGATCGGACGGGCGGCAAATGATCTCTCTGGACGAACTACCCTCGATCGAGTGGACTGATCCGGATACCGGCGCGGTCTCGCGGATCTACGCCGACGTGATCACGGATGAGTCCGGCCAGCTTCCCGCCGCGGTGACGCAACACGCGGTCGAAGAAGGCGGCAAGATTACAGACCACTACCGAAAGGATCCCGTCCAGCTTCGCGTCACGTTGCTTTTTTCGGGCTCGCCCTTGCGGGGCGATCTCGATCCGGACAATACGGCGACGTCGACGCATACCGAGATCACGGCCAAGGCCTATCCGCCGGGCGCGCCCTTGTATACGCCGGGCGGCTTGGCGCAGGCGGCCGGCGCTGGTTTGAGCGCACTCGGGGGTCTGCTGGGGCTCGGCGGAAGCGCAGGCCCGACCGGCTTCGACGCGCTGACTTTCGCGACCGATCCGCGCGCGCGCTTCACGGTCCTGCGGGAGGCCTTCGAGGAATTCCAGGCGCGCGGGATCTTGATCACAATGCACGCGACCTTCGGCGACTTCGCCAGTATGGCGATCACTAATGCGAGCCCGCACAGGGACGCAGACATGGGCGACTCGTGCTCTTTCGAGCTGGACCTACTCGAGGTTCGCTTCGTCACCAGCGATGTAACCTTGGGCTTGCCGGCGCCGCTAGAGCCTCGGGGCTTGCCGAAGAAGTCCGGATCCAACACGGGCAACGGGTCAGAGGTCAAGGGCCCGAAGAAGACAGTAGCCGCCGGGCTATACGACTCGGCGACGGGGGGCTAAATGGCGATCGTCAATATCCCGGTCCAGCAAAATCAATCGGCATGGTCTCAGCGAACCACGCTCGACGGGCGCGACTATGCGCTCGACTTCGCCTGGAACGCGCGCGGCGGCGCCTGGTACCTGTCGATCTCTGACACGTTTGGGAATGCGCTATTGACCGGGATCAAGCTCGTTTCGAATCGACCCTTGCTCGCGCGCTTCCGCTTCGTCGTCGGCCTCCCGCCGGGCGATTTCATGGCGGCTTCGCTCGACGGCAAGACGGATTACGCGCAATACGGCGAGCTAGGAAGTACAATCCCGCTTTACTATTTCGAGGCCGCCGACATTGGGAGGGCTGTCGTCTAATGCCGACTCTCGCGAATCGCCGGATCTCTTGCCTGCTGGATTTTAATGATCCTTTCGGCGTCTTCTCGGAATCGGTGCGCGTGGATACCGAACCGGTCGGCCGTCGAATCGCGTTCAACGCCACCAAGACCTGGAAGCGCGAGCCCAATACGTGCCAGGTCGAGATCTACAATCTGTCGCCTGAGCTAATGGCGTCCCTGTCCAAGGCGAAGACGCCGACGATCAAGCTCGCCGCGGGCTACATGGGCGACGACAGTTTGACCCAGATCTTTTATGGCCAGGCGATCTGGGTCCAGCACGAATTGCGCGGCGATTCGGGCGACGTCGTCACGACAGTTTCGACGACCGATGGCGGCGAGAAGAAGCAGACAGCGCGGATCAACGCTTCGTTTGGTCCCGGCACACGCACGTCCGACGTGCTCAGGCGTATCGTGCGTGAGCTGGGAGTGAAGCCCGGCAATGTGGATCAGGTCGCAGCCGACATTGACAAGGGGATCAAGTCGTCGATCTATTCGCAAGGCGTCACCATTTCCGGGAGCGCGGCGAATGAGCTAGGACACCTGTGCCGCGCAGTCGGCTACGACTATTCGATCCAGGACGGCACGCTATCAATCCTCAAGCTAGGTCAAGCGCGCGACGACTTCGAGGTCGTCTTGGATAGCTCATCGGGCCTGATTGGCTCGCCGTCGATCTCCAATAAGGGCGTCGTCAAAGGGCGCTGTCTGATCTTCAAGGCCGGCGCAGGCCTCGACCTCGTGCCGGGGCGTCGCATCAAACTGAAGTCGCGATTCCTAGGAGGATCTTTCATCCTGGCCAAATGCGAATTGAAGGGCGACACGCATGCGGAGGATTGGTTTTGCGACTTCGAAGCCGTCGGGAAGAAAGCCGACTTTAAACTGGTGACCTAATGGCCGAAGCGGAACCAGTCGAAGCAGAGCTTATCCGGCGCGCGATCGAGTCGCGGCTTGTCGACGTGCAAATCTCGATGCCGGGGATTGTGGACAGCTACGACGCCGCGACCCAGCGCGCGACGGTGATCCCTGCGCTGCGTCGGCCGATCTATACGGTCGACGATGATCTCGACGCAGAAGAGATCCCGCCGCTCGTAAATGTGCCGGTGCGCTTCGATCGGTCGAGCAAGTTTAGTACGCACTACCGGCTGCAAAAGGGCGACTTCGTCCACCTGGTTTTCCAAACCTACTCGCCCGCGGAGTGGCGCGCGACGGGCCAGCTTGCCACGCCTGGCGAGATCCGCCCGCACGGCTTTCACGCCGTTGCGTATCCCGGCTACTATCCAGACACGTCGGCCGGCGTCGACGTCGATGAATCGATCGGCGTGCCAGGTTCGCACTCGTCGCGCCTGCACTTCACGTCGGCCGGGATTGAGGCCGGCGACGACGCGGTCAAGCTCAAGGCCGTCGCGATTGCTGCCTTGATTGATACGAATTTTCAAGCGCTCGCAACGGCTCTCGCCGCGGCCCCCGGCGGCCCGATCACATTCACGCCAACCCCCGTCGCATCGGCGAATCTGAAAGCGCTGGAACCATGATCCCGATCTCTTTCCTGTCGAACGACGACGGCGACGTCGACCTGTCGAAGGGCCTGCGCTTGACGCCGGATCTCCAAACCTACGTCGTGCAACGGCTCCGCCAAAATCTCTCATTCTTTTTGGGTGAGTGGTTTCTGGATCGGCGCCTTGGCTTGCCGTGGTTTCGCATCTTGGGCCAGCGCTACGACCCGTCGCTCGTGCGCTCGCTCTTCAGGCGGACAGCGCTCTTGACGCCCGGCGTCGCGCGCGTGCTGCAAATTCAAATCTCGTTTGACCGTCGGACTCGTGTCCTGAGCGTGCCGCAATTCGCCTGCATTCTCAAAGACGGATCTCAAATCACCCAAGACGATCTCGGGCGGCCATTTACGCCCGTGCCGGAGGCCGTAACATGACGACTGCATTTGGTGTAATCCCGACCGGCTTCAATCGTAAGTTGCTATCCGACATTCTCACATCGATCCAGGACAAGCACCGGACGACTTTCGGGGAAGGGATCGACGTCGCCGTCGCGACTGAGCTGGGCCAGCTCGACGGCAATATCGCGAGCGAGCTTGCAGAGATCTGGGAGCTTGCCGAAGAAGCGTACCACGGCTTTGACCGCGACGCGGCGGCCGACTATCTCTTGACCGCGCTCGCCTCGCTCACCGGGACTGAGCGCCGCGCCGCGCGCGCGACGACCGTCGTAGGCGTCTGCAACTTGAACGCGGGCAGCACGGCGCCTTCGGGCTCGCTGGTGTATCCGACGGGGCGGCCGGATCTCTTGTTTTCGCTCGACGCAGCGGCGACGAATAGCGGCGGCTCGCCTGCGGATATTGCCGCGTCGGCGACTTGCAATCAGACGGGGCCGATCCCGATCACGGCCGGCACAACATGGGTCATCCAGACGCCGGCAAGCGGCTGGAACAATTTCACCAATGCCGCGCACGACGGCGTCACCGGGCGCAACGTCGACACGGATATCCAGCTCCGTCAACGTATGTTCGACGAATTGGCGATCCGCGGCGGCTCGACCCTGCGTGCCGTTAAGGCGGATCTCGAAAACACGGCGGCGCATCCGGAGCTAGCCGGGATTCGTTTCGTCGAAGGGCTCGAAAACGTCGACGACTTGATCGACTCGAACGGCCTCACGCCGCACTCAATCGAAATGCTCATTGATGACGGCGACTCACCCAGCGTCGCGGACAATGACATTGCTCAAACGATCTTCGACTCGAAGGCCGCCGGCATCAAAACGAACGGGTCCACGCTCGCGAGCGCGGTCGACGAAAACGGAACCTCGCAGCCGGTCCGCTTCTCGCGCTTCACGCTGAAACCGGTATACCTCGCCTATACCCTCGTGAAGACGGCGGACTACCCGGCGGACGGGGACACGCAGATCAAGGATCTGATCCTCGCGAAGGGCCAGGCCTTGACCGGCGGCGACGACGTGATCGCGCTGGCGTTCCAGGCAATCCCGCTCGCGGTCGCAGGCGTCACCGACGTGACGGCCTTCGCGCTTGGTTTCGCGCCGAGCCCGACGCTAGACGCCAATCTCCCGGTCGGCATTCGCGAGCGGGCAACATTCAGCGGCGCGCACGTGACGATCGCCTAAAAGGAAAATTGGCAACGTCCAAAGACATTCGGATCCTGCTCGTCTCAGGCGAGCACGACGGACGTGTGCCCCCAATCGCGCGAGGCGATGCCTATCTATTTTCCGTCGACGACGGCGCTGGCGGCTTGCAGACGATCTGGAAACCTCGCGAGATTTCTGGCACGGCGCAGGTCGGCGCGACCGGCGCGACCGGCACGAGCGGGGCTGTCGGCGCCGTAGGCGCGACCGGCGCGACCGGAGGGACCGGCGCGACTGGCGCGACGTCGGCCAGCTCAGGCGCCGCTGGCGCGACCGGCACGAGTGGCGCGGTCGGCGGGACTGGCGCGACCGGCGCGACCGGAGGGACCGGCGCGACTGGCGCGACGTCGGCCAGCTCAGGCGCCGCGGGCGCGACCGGCACGAGAGGCGCGGTCGGCGCGATCGGCGCGACCGGCGCGACCGGAGGGACCGGCGCGGTCGGCGCGACCGGCGCGACCGGATCGAATTCGGGCCTGTCGTATACCTGGGCCTGTGATACCGAATCGCTCGCCTCGGTAGTCACCGACACTTTCATCATTCATGTGCAAACGAACGCGCCGGTGACTACCGAGGGCGTTAGTTTCGTTGTCGCACCTGTCGCGCAAACGCTGACCGGTATTCGCATTTTTATAAACAATGCTTTTGCGACGGCTGGGATTACACTCACGCTCCGAAATAACCAAGTAGATACCGCACTAGCAGTTACACTAGCGGCCGGCGCGACTGTCGGGTCGCTGACCGGTCAGAGCGTTTCAATCGCCGCCGGGGATAAGCTCTCGGTCAAATACCACCAAACGGCCGTAGAAAATAATACGACTATGGGCCTGCGCGTCGTGGTTTTTTAAGATGATTACTCTCAAGGTATACCGCGTTTCTTCGACGATGCCCGGCGAGGCTCCAATCGCGCTCGCGGCGGCTCAGGTATTGGTCACGCGTGTGTCGGGCTCGATTGAATGGGCCGACGAGTCAGAATTGAACGGCCGCGGCGCACAGGGATCGACCGGCGCGATCGGCGCGGTCGGCGCGACCGGCGCGGTCGGCGCGAGCGGGGCTGTCGGCGCCGTAGGCGCGACCGGCGCGACCGGAGGTACCGGCGCGACCGGCGCGACGTCGGCCAGCTCGGGCGCCGCTGGCGCGACCGGCACGAGTGGCGCGGTCG